CGTTACCGTCAGGACCAATCAATTTACCTGCTCCTGAATTAGCAAAACCACACATTTTAATGATAAGTTTTCTTACATTTTTATCATCATATGTACCAGCAGGAGCGTCATCTAATCTACTTCCGTTCCATACTTGAACATCTGTAGAAGCTGTAACTGCAGTCCAACGACCTTTTGAATAATCAAATAAACCTGGCGGATCCAATGATGGTTCAGCACCTTCATAGAACAAATCGTAAAGGTTTTTAGCGTAAGCTCCTGTAGCTTCAGTATAACCATCATTTTGGTTAGTTGCGTTACTGTTAGGTGCTCCAAAAGGTGCGTAATGTTCTCCTGAATAATTAGCATCTCCACCATCATATCCTTGGATTTTAGGTACGAAGTAGAACAATTTACCGATAGGTAAGTTCATTGCTTGTACAGAAACGATGTCGTTAGCCAACAATTTAGAGAATACACGTCTAACGATTGGGAAAACCACAGTTTCGAATGAACCTGATGAACCGTCAGAAGTTGCTTCATTGATTAGGAAAGACGCTTGGTTCTCATATAACTGAGCCACGTTCTCTTTTAGATGTCCTTGAAGACCGTCTAGGAATCCTAATTTATCCCATTTGTTAATAGTATCTTCTTTGATAACTTTAAGGTGCTTAAGACCGATATTACCAACAAGACCTGATTCTAATAATGCTCCCATTGTTTTGTTTTTTGTTTTTATTTGTTTATTTTATTTTTTTATCTTAATTTTGTCATTAAATCTTTCATTCTCAAGAATTGAGGATTTTCGTAAGTTTTTGACTCGATTAAGTTAATTGCTGAACCGTTAGAAGGAGTATTGTTCATTACTTTTTCAATTGACTCGTTCATTGGTTGAGCTTTTGAATTTGTTAATTCGTCTTTTATTGACTTATACAAGTTTTTAGATTCTTTCAAAGTTTCAACAGAATCAAATCTTTTTAAGATATTGATTTTTTCTTGTTTACTAGTTGTATGTTCTGTGAACAAACGTGTTGCGTATGCCAAGTTTGAGTTGAAAACAGCTACTTCATTAAGTTTGTCTCTAAATACATTAAGAGCTTTTCTGTATTCTTCATTTTTCTCTCTTAATATTTGTACTTCTTGAGTTGTACTTTCTTTGATTGCTGTATTGAACTTTGAATGTGCTCTTGGTTTTGGTAATCCACCTTTTCTAAAATTAGACCCGTTACCTAATGTACGAGCGGCTTCTTTAGTTTCAGCTTTCTTACCTTTTACAGGTTTCATTTTTCCGTCAAGATTTTCACCATCTTTGTAAGTAAATTTAGCTTTACCTGTACCCATAGTTTTATTGGCTTTTTTCTTAACTACTTTAAATCCACCTTCTGTGTTAGGTTTGAAATCTACTTTTTTAGGTTTTCCGATTCCGACTCCTTTAGGTTTGATAGATTTAGATTCCATAACGGCATCAAGATCCATAGAATCTTCCATGTATTCATCATAAGATTCATCTTCATCTTCATCTTCGTCTTCAAATTCCATTAAGTCATCGTCATTCTCCCACATGTCAGATTCGTAGTATTCTTCTTCTTCCTCATCCATTTCGATTTCATAAACGACTTCTTCATCGGCTTCTTCTTCATCATATGATTCAGAAAATACATCATCAATAATTGATGTAATATCTTCATCTTCGTCTTCAAATTCCATTAAGTCATCGTCATTCTCCCACATGTCAGATTCGTAGTATTCTTCTTCTGATTCACCTACTATCATATACTCTGTGTTGTTTTTGTTGTCTTTTAAGTTGATATTTCCTGACTCATCCTTTTTAACGATAATTTCGTCTTCAGGTCCCATCAATTGAAACACTCGTAAAACCTCTTCAGGATTTTCTTCTTGTGTTAAATCAATAACAGGTTCTTCGTCATCAAGATCAACATTATCAGCGTCAGCTCCATCTACAGGTTCTTCATCATCCATTGGATCAACATCGTCCATTGGTTCAACATCACCCATTAGATCTTCAACTTCAGCATCTGGTGTAACCTCTTCTTCGTCATCACCTTGTTCGTTAAGAGATTCTTTTACAAGTTCTTTGATTTCTTCAGCCATAGTTGACTCAAGTATTCCTTTTGCATTTTCAGAGATAGCTTCTTCCAAATTCTTTATTTGGATGATAGCTTCTTCAACTAAATTTTTGTTTTTATCCATTAATTTGTTTGTGTTTTAATAAATAAATATTACGGTTTTTTAAAAAAACATAATTTATATATTGACTAACACAAAAAAAATTATTATATGGAAATTTTAAAAATAAAAAAAGGGGTCGTTTGACCCCTTAATTTTACCTAACTTGAAAATAAAAGTTATTCTATCACTTCATCTATTTTACTTTCAACAATTGCGGTGATACGCCAATCCATCGTATAGTTTTCGTAAATCTTGGTAACTTTAGCTTCTACGTCTGTGGGACTGTAACCTCTCACCAATTTTTCTTCTCTTACTTTTTTAACTTTACCTGATTCGGTATCAACCAAATCTGTGCTAATTTTAGCCACAAAATATTTTTCATCCATAATTAATTAGTTTTATCTCCTAAATATTTAGACAATTTTTTCATTAAGTCAAGCGATGCGTTCCCACTACTACCAACTTCCCTTTCAATTCTTGTTTTCTTTTCCTCTTCAAGGTTTTCCTCAAATTCAAATCTACCATCTTTATTTAAGAATAGATACGCACCAGGTGTTGATGGAGATGATACTAAATCAAAACAGATTAATTCAAAATCAGGTTGGACTTCATTTGTTTCTCCAACTTTTTTAAGTGACCCTACACCTCTTGAAGAAATCCCAAGGGTTACACCTTGTCTTAAATAATTAGCCGCCAAATCTCCTTTAGTTGAACAAACTCCTCTTTCATGAAAACCTGGACTTGTTAATAATTTAAGTTTACCCATAAGTACATTACCATCCCACCAAATATCTGTGATGATATGTGATACACGATCAAGATCTATAAGTGAAGATTCGGGGTGATTTAATTCTGAAAGAGAAGTCCCTTTCTCAATCATTTTTTTATAATTGTCAGCTTCCCTTTTTAATATTTGTTCAGGATAGATTCTACCATTTCTATTTGGGGTATTATATTTTTGTAATACCGCATAAAATTCAAACGGTTTTGAATGGTCCAAAAATGATTTGGATTCCATGATATATTGATTATCGTTTTCTCTCGGATTAATGTATCCAGCGTCGTATTCAATAAGAATACCTTTTTTACCTGTATCATTTGGTCCTAATATTCTTTGTTCCATATAAAAGTTTTTTAAATAAATATTAAACACTTTCGGTTTGTAATACCTCTTCTGTTTTTTTACCTTTAGTTAAATGGAAATTAAAATAATTATTGTTTATAAAATTTTCATCATAAATCCTTTGAATAATTTCTTTTAAATTATTTTTAATTTGTTTTTCTTTAAAATCAATTTCTTCATGTATCACATAAAAATTGACTTCTAAATTCATGAAAGATTTTTTACCTACGATTAAACCACTTGATCGTAAATCGAGATCTACAATAAAATGATCATCAAATAAATTTTTGTCGATTGTTTCGTAAATTGAATGTTTTATCGCCCTACTCATGTTAAGAACAATTCTTGTCCAATTTTCAGGTTCTTTTATGGGTTCTACCCAAGTTTGTAAATTTAAATACAGTGATTTGAAATTAATTGAGTCCACAGTTCCATAAACAATTTTGGAATTTGAGAACCCCTGAATTTTCGAGGTTTTCCCCTTTTTCATTCTTTTTCATTTTTTGTTCGTTTATTTTTTAAAAATATAGGTATATTTAATAGTATAATCAAAAATTTTTTTAACTTAGCGTTTATGTTAATTGTAAAAGTAGATAAAAACTCAAATATTGAGAAAGCTCTTAAAGAATATAAGAGTAAAATTATAAAAACACGACAAAGTTCTCAATTAGTAGATCGTAAAGAATACGTGAAAAAATCTGTTAAAAAAAGAAACATGCTCAACAAAGCTAAGCATGTTCAAAAAACTTATAAGAATAATAATTAAAGATTCTCTTTTAAACCTTTTAATTTATAGTACGAAAGTTTATCGTATTTTTCAGATTTAACTTTTGTAATTGTATCGGTAATTTTTACCTTAGTTTCTTCATCAACACCTTCTTTTAAAGATTCTAATTTACTAATTACTGATTCTTGTAAAGAGGGAAACTCTTTTGATAAATTATCATCATTTTCAGAAAGAAGTTTTATTAATTCTTCTTTATCCGATTCATTTAACGTATTAAGATAATCAACAATTGTTTTATTGGCAATTGAGATCATCGACTTAACAGGAACTTTTAAAGTTTCTTTTTTAGTTGTTGGGGTTTTCTTTAAAGATTCTTTAATTAAAGTTTTACTTTTAATTCTTGATTCAATAGTTAAAACACTATCAGAAAATAAATCATCAATATGATTATATACATTATCCGATTTAATATTTTTAACCCATTCTTTAATTAAAGATATTTCTGACGTTTTAATTTTAACAATTGTTTTTTCATACGTGGATGAACATTCATTAATAAATGTTTCAACCATAGATTCATTTAATCCTTTATTAGAATTAAGCTCATCATACAGATAAAAAACTTTAGAGATATTTTTATTCTCTAACACTAATTTTTTAAAATTAGATAATTCTTTTTTAAAAGTATTATTGGTATATGATTCAGCCAATAATTTTTCTATTTTCGATTTTAAAATTCCAAATTTCATTTCTTTGTTTTTATAAATAAATATCAATCTTTCATAAGTTTATTCAATTCGTTTTCAATATCCCCCAAATAATTTTTGGCTTTTGATAAATCAATGAATGTATCAGATTCAATTAAACCATCACTTTCTAATAGTATTTTTAAATTATCCCGTTTATATGATTCAGGAGTTACACCCGCTTCACCACCTGGTTCGGGACCAGGGGGAGGTGGTGCTGATGGTGGTGATGGCATTCCTCCTCCACCACCCATGTCAGGCATTCCACCCTCACCACCCGGAGGAGGTGGAGGTGTTGCACCTGCGGCTTGAGGTACTCCCGGTTTATTTTTATACAATTTGTCTAAATTATCGAATAAACCTGTGTGAGTGATAATTGTTGCGGTATTTATTAATTCAGCACCGATGGCTCTTTCAAATCTTTGTTGTTGTAGATCAAGTTTAATATCTTCATCAGATAAACCAAGAATATGTTTTTTAGCCCAAGTGTGAGACACTGGCATAATACCTTCTGTACTGGCCATAGTTGCATCTTTATATAACAACATTTTTTCTTTCCAAGCGTCAATTTTAAGTAAATCCGCTTGAGTTGATGGGTTAGTTAAATTAAGAGTAAAATTATTTAATTCATCTTCAAATCCTAAAATAAATAAATGAATAATTGCTATTTTATTAAGTTCTGCAATCATTGAATTCTGAATTCTATTAATAGTTCTTGCAAAACGAATATCCATTAATGACAAATCTTTACCCCCACCCGCTGGTTCCTCAAAATTTAAAAAAGCTTTAGGTACACGTAATGCAGTTAATAATTTCTTTTGGATATATTCAATATCGGCAATTTCACCCAAGTTTTGAGCACCAGCCAATGTTTCAATTGGGTTAGGTGCTGCAGGATCACGAACAGGAATAAAGTAATCTTGATCAACCGCCATTTGGTTAAATCTTAAATCAACATTACCTGATTGTGAGTCAACAACTTGACTTCTTTTAAATTTATTTGCAACACGTTGAACATAAGGTTCTACATCTTTATCATCCATGTTACCAACAAATACTTTGAATACTCTTCTTTCAGGTGCTCTTGATGTTCTATAAATCAACATCGCGTCTTCAGATAATAACAATTGTTTCCATATACGTCTTGCTTTTTCCAACATAGAAGTACCATATGGTAATTTTCTATCATCACCCAATAAACGGAAATGAGCTATTTCCCATGTATTAAATTCCATGTCTTTAGCTTTCCATTTAAATCTTAAACCTTTATTTTCTATGGGTTCCTCAACATTGGCCGATTTAGCTGCCATACCTCTTTCCAAACGTTCAATCTCAATATTTGGTAATTGCATACAACCTACAACACCCTTTTCAACGTCCAATTTTAGATAAACAAAATTATCCCCATACTTACAAGTGTTTCTTGTCCACATAGGTAAATTAGTATTAATATCTAAAGTATTATTAAATAAGTCGGCAAGGATTGATTTAATTCTTTTTGATTCCGAATAAATCTGTAACATAAAACCGTTCTCATCAACAGTTGTAGATTCTTCTCCGTAGATATCCAAAGCAGCTGAAATCTCAGGGGTATATTCCATAGATTCATAATCATAAAATGATGCTAATCTTGTTGGTTCATAATATACCGCTTGGGTGTATAAGTTACTTTCTATCTTAGTCCATTGATTAGATAGATAGTAAGTTTGTTGAGCTTGTAATAACTCTTTTTCATAATCTTGTTTTGATTGAGTTTTTAATAAAACTTCTCGATCAAACTCATATGTTGGGTAATCCTGATTCAACAACGAGTTAGGTCCAAATGCGTGGGACAAACGTTGCCAAACCGTTAAATTTTTTTTGTTTTCCATAAATTAAAATTTAAACTTAAATATTGAGGTTTAAATAGTTTTTTTTTTATAAATATTATTTAACACCAAATAACCATCCGTATTTCATATAATCTTCACGAGAATGTTGGTTTTGATTCATTTGTCTCATTCGATCTTGATAATGCGGAATCACAGGATTAAAATCTAATTGTTTATTAACCTCTTCATTACTATTTACAGACCAAGAATCAATCATTGCTTTTGTATGTTCAGTAACTTTTGTTAAATTTGCAAATGATGATTCTCCAACATAAGTCGCCATAGCAATTGCCATGATTAAATCGTCATGTTGTCCTTTTTGGTGATCAGGTCTACCGTTTATATAAACAAAAGTGTTCATTTCATTGTATAAACGAGAACTATAAATTTTAAATTCATGTCGTATTGCTTCTTCATATGAAGAAACTATTTGAACCCTTTTGTTATTGAAATTTATTCCTGGAATTTTATCTGCAGCTTTTGGATTATATTTCCACTGATTGCCTCCCTCAACACCATCAACATATAAATCCCTGTAACCCATCTCTTGTAGTTTACGAGATGTTGATACACCCATACCACCAGTGATATCGACAACTATATAAGCACTATACATAGTTCCCCATTTATACGCGACCTCAGCCATGGTATCAGGAGGAAGTTTACCTAAATATTCGGCAACTTGTTCTCTTGTGTCAAAATCAATAATTTGAAATGAACTAAAATCTTCACTATCCCCTCTTGATACGTCAACCCCCATAATATATTTGTGACCAACTACTGGTTCTTTCCATATCCATAAACCATTGGCAACCATTTTAGATTGAGGTTCTCTAATGTAATTGTCATTAATTTTTTGCATTAATTTTGAATCAAATACATTATCACCTGATCCTAAGAAGTTACATTCTAACTCTTGGGAAACTTTACGTTTATCGTATTTAAGTTTTTTAACCATGGCTTCAAACCAAGATGAACATGGTTTATATCCTTGATTCATTAACTCTTTAGCATCGTTAAAATTTCTATCATTAAATGCGATATCTTCCCAACTTATATTTGTTGATTGGTCATACTCTTCTTTAGTTAACAAATAATGTACAATATCATCAGTTTTAACAAAATATAAATCTTTGGTATATCTTGGATCTCTAAACCAATACATTTCAGAAATTTTGAAGTCATTCATATTTCTTAATGCTTGATCGTATATCTCATAATAGATAGGGTCATATCCGTTTGGTGTTGATACCACAATTACTTTACCCCCTGTAGATAGAGACGCCATACACGCAGCCCAGAAATCACTATCGGCATCGATGAACGCCGCCTCATCAAATATTAGTATTGTAGGGGTAAATCCACGTAAGGCATCTTTAGATGTTGCAACCGCTTTAACTTCACATCCATTTGTTAATTTATAATGTTTTTGTGAATTCTTTTCAGGGGCAAAATCAATACCAACCCATTTTGGCCATTGACCAACAAATGAACGAATTTTATTGGCCATCTCTAACGAGGTATCCAATTTGTTGGCGATAATTAGAATTTTTTCAGGGTTTGTTTTTTTCGCTAATACAAGTTTTTTTGATGACCAAGCGGCGGTAACTGTTGATACCCCCGCCTGTCTGTATTTTAATGCGATGTTTTCGTTATAATTCTCGTAATCTTCTAATAACGATATTTGGTCAGGAAATAGTTCTAGTGGAACATATTTTTTAACCGTATTGTCATAAGTTTCAAGATAAGTTTTTAATGCGTATACCGTATCTTTTTGACATTTAACATATTCTAATAATATCTGTTCTCTACTTAAAGACATAAATTAACCTTCGTCATCCAACCAAGACATATCACTATCCCAGTCATCTTCTTCCTCTTCATCATCTTCAGGTCTATTACGTAGATATTCTTTAACTTCTTCAATCATACGATTAATCATATTTTGAGCTTGTTTATCACCTCTCAAAATAGCGTCAGTTAATTTTTTCATATCTTCAGCAGACAATCTTCCAAATCTGTGGAATAAATAGAGTTGTATATGTCTTTTATCATCATCAAATAGATCTGTTGGTAACGCATTTTGGAATCTTGTCCAAACTGCCGGACCTAACAATGAATCCCAAATTTCACCAGGTAATGTATCTTCAGCACCTAATACCATTTGTGATTGTTTTTCATTCTCAGGTAAACTATCCCAAGCCATAAAATCAAACAATCCTTTAACTAATTCATGAACAAGTAATGGTAATGTTACCGCCTTAGCTTTAACTACAAATGGACCATCCTCGTCTTCAGGTTCTTCAAATGATGATTGACCTAACTGCCCACCACCACTTCCTGCCATACCTTCCATATCAGGGTATAACCAGTACAAATGTTCCATCATTGCTTGAGAAACATTATATAAGTTCATTAGTCTCGGATCAATTTCAGATATTTGATCATTAAGAGTTTTATATAAATGACCTAAGCTGAATGACGCTCCTTGGATCATAGTATTAATCATTCTACGTTTACCTTTTTCACCTTCGAATGATTTTAATGCGTCTTGTTCCATTTTTTTACCGAACACTTTTTCAGCTTGTTCTGAATCAAATTTACCTCCTAAACTTTCAACTTCACGAGCAAAATCTTCAAGTTCTTCTTTGTGTTTTTCAGCATCTTTAAATGCTTCAATTATTTCTTCTTCACTAAATTCCTCAGCAGATGATCTCATTCCTTCTGAAGACCCAACCGGACCACCAATTAAAGTCGCCTCTAATCTAACTCTTTTATTTAAAGGTGGTTTGTTTAAATTAAAATATGATGAAACTAAGTTTTCGGCAAGTTCTTCTATCTCTTCTTTTTTACGACTTTGTATTGACGTTATCATTTGAAGATCTCTCATTGCCAACATCATAAGTTGCATAAAAACTTGTTGTGGGTCACCCTCAACCATCCCTGATCTATCACCAAGAGCTCTTTTAACTTTCTCTACAGATGTTTTAAATGCTTCACTACCCAAAATATCTAATAGTTCTTGAGACATACCATATTTAACGTATGGATTTTCACCTGATTCAAATTTTCTTTGACGTTCAGGTTCCATTCTTGCACCACCAACATTAGAATAATCGATAGGTGCTTCAGTCAAATTAGTTTTGATCTCGTCCAAAATTTGTTTTTCTTTTTTAGTAAGACCTTCTTTAATTAACTTATCCTCAAGATTTTTTTTAGTTTTAAGGATTTTTTCCATTTTATGATTTAAGCTCATTATCTATTTTTGTTTTAGTTATTTAATACCTATTGATCTTGAAGATAACCAATCAGGTAGTGATCCTTCATTTGTTTCCGCTTTAGGTGCTGGTTTCGGTTTGTTTCTTTTACCAGGTCTAAATGGATCGTCTTGATCTTTTTTTCGTCTTTCTTTTTCAGTCTCTCTTTCTATTTCTTTTGTTCTTTCCTTTTCAGGTGCAACTTCAGTATCGGCTTTAGGAGCTGGTTTTGGTTTGTTTCTTCTACCAGGTCTGAATGGATCATCTTCATCCTTTCTTCTTCTTTCTTTTTCAGTTTCCCTTTCTTTTTCTTTTGTTCTTTCCTTTTCAGGGGCCACTTCAGGAGATTCCATTAAAGTTTTAATAAAATCTTTTTTAGTCATTTTTGGGAAAATTGTACTTTCAATAATCTGTGAAAATTGTTTTTCTAATTCACTTTCCCATTTTAACCCTGGTTTAATATCGGCGATTTTGTTTTGCATATTTTTGTTAAAAGCTTTACCAATCATATCCATGTATCCACCCTCTTCTTTCAGTTTTTTAACTGTTTTTTCAGGATGTTTTTTCTCAGGCATTTTTTCATAATCTTTTTTAGTAGTTGATTTAGAAAACTCTTTTGCTAATTTACACCATTTTTCCTTTTGTTCTCCTGTAGATTTTTTACATCTAGCCCACATTAAACCTTGTTGTGATTTTGATTCAAATTTTTCATCTAATTCACCCTCCGTCATTTCACTTTCAGCTTGAGTTACTTTAACATTACCACCGGCCACAGATATCATACTTTTCTTTGATGGATCTGTTGGTGGAGGTACTTGTAATCCTTTACCACTTGAAACTGATGCTATAGGTGCAACATACTCAGTTTCTTGACTAACTTTTTTCGTCCAATCTTCTTTTGTTTCTTTTTTAGACTCAGATAATCTTTGGTAAAGAGCATCAACTTGTGATTCATTTAATTTTGTTACCGTAGATGGTTTTAACCCATAACTAATTAGTTGTAACTTTTTTTCACTATTTTTCATATACAACTTTTTTTTCAAACTCTAAAACGATATCTCGTTCATATAATTTATCTTTTACAATTTGTTCTTCATCACCAAAAGTAAATACTAATCTTTTTTGGTGTGTAAAGTCAACTGAATCACTTTCTTTTTCCCAAGCCAGAGCAATTACCCCGTCCATAGAATCTGTCATACAAAAATAGTCAGAATTTTGAATAACATCCATTTCAACTACACTATTTTTCAAAACACCAACCTTTTTTATAAAATCCAAATGGGGAGGACTTGGATACCCATTAGATGGTGTTGATTCCCAAGATTCTCCCCAAATTTCTTCCAAAGTATCGGAGAAAATAAATTCGTAAATATTATCTCCTTTATAATTTGGTCCTAATTCATTTACATAAATTAAATAATTCATATTAGCGAATAACCACCTTTTGTTGATACTTTTAATCTTTTATCTTCCACCTCAAATACTAAACCTTTAGATGTTGTTTTACCAACTAATTTAGCATTTGGGTATTTTTGTAAAACTTTAAATGATGCAACTTTTTGTGAAGTTGTTTCAGATAAAGTTTCTATTTTATTTGATTTTGTTTGTTTTTTATTTGACGGTTCATCAAAATATTTGTTCAAAACTTTATCAACTTTAGATTCTGAAAAAATTTCTTCAAACATATCTTCAACTTTATATGAATCCTCGTCAGTTAAATCATCATGATGAATTCTTCTACGTCTAGTGCCTCTATGTTTGTGTTCAGGTTCTTCCTCTTCTTCATCATCACCTCCAAAATGATGTGAATACATATCATGTTCTGAAGAACCCCATTCATCTAAATCATCTTCAGCCATTTCACCTTCAGGTGATGGTACTTCAGGTGTTTCAGGTGATACTTCTTCTCCACCTTCTTCGTCACCCATATCAAAATCTTCATCACCCTCTTCTTCTTCACCTTCAATTTTAGAAATGATTTCTTCTTTATCTTCTTCATCTAAATTATCTAAATCTAATGCTGATAAAATAGAATTAATAACATATTTTGTATCATCTGATGTCATTTCATTTTCTTCATCAGATAAAAACGCTCTAATTTTTTGACCTAATTTTCCTGTGATCTTTTGTATTGTTTTTAAACTAACACCTTCTTCATCATCTTCACCTTCAATATCAGTATCGTCCATTCCCATGTCATCAGGCATTGGTTCATCAGTTGGAACAGGAGCCACTTCACCTTCAGGTGCGGGTGCCGGTGCGGGTGCCGGTGCAGGTGCTGGAGCGGGTGCCGGAGCGGGTGATGCAGGTTGTTCTTTAACCTCACCTCCATTATTTAATTTTAAGTAATACTTAACATCATCACTTTCAGTAAACAATGAAATATTATCATTATATCCTTCATTAATATTAACTTCTTTAGCAATTAAATTAAGTCTTTTGAATGCCTGAGAATATGAAGAATAATATTTTCTATTTTTCATAGGTTCAACATAATCAAAAGATTCGTTTAACCCTTTTTTAATTACATAACCATTTTTTTCTTTATCAATACGATAAGTAAGACCATCAGCCAATGTAATATTATATTCTACCGATTTATCTTCATTTACAGGTGTAGGTATGTTTTCTCTATATCTCGCAATCTCCATAATGCGATTAATCTTATCTATACCTTGTAATTTTTCACTACCAATTGGTTTTAATCCTCCCATTGTTTTTATTTTTTAGAAATTATTTTATATATAAATATATTATCAAATAGAAATGTTAAAAAATTCTATTTGGTAATGTTATTATCTTGATTCTTTCAAAGAAAGTTTTTTATCCGTTAACTTATTTTTAAGATCTTTTAATTTGTCTAAATAACCATTTCTTCTCAAAACTTTAAATACTAAATTTTCATCCGAAAATTCTCCGTCTTTCTGTAACCCACAAGTTCTATATTTTCTTAACTTGTCATTATACTTTTGAATCAACTCTTTAGCATCGTCATAATCATCATCTTTAACTGATTCTATCAATGTGTCAATTATACTCATCCATTGATTTGATTTTGATTTAATTCGATCTACTTTTATTTCAAAAGTTTCTTTAACAGGTTTTTCTATCCATTCATTATTTAATATTGAAAATCTTGCACTGTTTTTTACTTCATTAATTTGAGATTCATCCTCAACATACAATTCGACTTCGTACCCATAAATTGTTATGTCATGTTTTTTTTTATACAATGATTTTTTTAATTTAAATAAATCTTCGTATAATGGTCTTAAATTTTTAGGGTATTGCCTTAGATCAGCAATTAAATGAACATCAATATCAGAAAAATTAGACCAATTAAAATTAGCTAAAGATCCTGTCATAATAATATCAGTTATTATTATATCAACATCTAAAAATTCAATAAAATCATTTGCAATTTTTAATAATCGATCTCTAACTTTTTGTTTCATGACGTACCCGTCATCTGTTTTTTCCCAAATGTTAGAGTTTAGCTCATCTTTGATTTTAAAGCTACCAAGAATGGACTTAATATTATTCATCACTAATAAATAGTCCGTTTAATTGAATTATAACTTTTTATATTTAAAAGCTTTTGCGATTTTAGAACTGAAAAATTTACCTTGAGATTCTGAAAGTCTGAACTGTGTGTATGTTTGATGAGGTACATCATCATATTCATATCTTTGACCATTTTTAAATTCAACAATCATTTTCTTTGTTTCAGTATCATATTCACTTTTAACAACATTACTTGATTGTATCTCATTAATAATTTTAGTACCAACTATTTCTTCTTTTGTAATTGCCATAAATTAAATATAATTTTAATTATGCCGATGTCAATGTTGCATCGTAAGTTCCTGACACACCAGCAACTTCTCCTTCACCACTAAATTTAATTTGTTTACTTTTTGATTTAATTGCGTCATACATTGATTTTAATTGGGTACTATCTAATTTAAACATTTTACCTGTATTGTCTTTAGCCCAAAATTTACCTTCATTATTTTTCCAAAGAGCAACAACAGAAATTGGACCTTTATACACTGAAAAACCAAGTTTTTTTACATCAACGTTTACTTTATAATCCATTTGTGTTTTTCCTAAAGTTAAAATAAGATGACCTCTACCATCATTAGATGGTTTTATTTTCATACCATAAAAATCAACTTCTTCAGTTATTACTTGTTTAGTTTCATTAATTATTTTTTTAACAACATTAATTAGTTCAGATTCTGTTAGTCTAACAATTTTTTTCATAATTATTTTTTTTATAAATATTATTTTTTTTATAAATATCATAATATTTCAGATTTTCTTTTTTATACTTATTATTATACAAAACAAATAACTTATGATCGAATCAGCGGAAAATAGTGGAAAAGGTAAAAAAGGGGATTCCTCGACCCCCGTATTAGACAATTTTAGTCGTAACTTAAATAAATTAGCGGAAGAAGGTAAATTAGACCCTGTTGTTGGTAGGGATAGAGAAATCACTCGTATCGCACAAATTCTATCAAGAAGAAAAAAGAATAACCCAATTGTTGTCGGAGAACCTGGTTGTGGTAAAACCGCAATTGTTGAGGGACTTGCTATTAAAATCATTAATGGAGAATGTCCAAGAAATTTAATGGATAAAAAAATTGTATCATTAGATATGACATCAATTGTTGCGGGAACAAAATATCGTGGACAATTTGAAGAAAGAATGAAAGTTATTATTGAAGAACTCCAATCAAATCCTGATATTATAGTATTCATTGATGAAATCCATACTATTGTTGGAGCTGGGAATAGTTCAGGATCTTTAGACGCTTCAAACATTTTTAAACCCGCATTAGCAAGAGGTGAGATTCAATGTGTCGGAGCAACAACATTAGATGAATACCGTAAAAACTTTGAAAAGGACGGGGCGTTAGAAAGAAGATTTCAAAAAGTAATTGTTGACGCGGCATCTAAAGAAGAAACTTTAATTATTTTAAAAAATGCTAAAGAAAAATATGAGGATTATCATAAAGTAAAATACAATGATGAAATATTAAACTTATGTGTTGATCTTGCTGAAAGATATATTACAGACCGAGAATTTCCTGATAAGGCGTTTGATATTATTGATGAGGTTGGCGCTCGTAGTCAAGTTGAAGTTAAAATGCCACCTGTTATTGAAGAGTTAAAATCCGAAGCTCAACAAATTAAATTAGATAAATTAAATGTTGTCAAACAACAAAACTATGAGGAAGCGGCAAATCTAAGAGACAAAGAAAAAAGAATTTTAAATAAACTTGATGTTGAAAAAAAGAAATTTGAAGAAGAACTTGGTAATCAAAAGAAAGAAGTTACTGTTGATTTAGTTTATGAGGTTGTTTCTAATATGACCAAAATTCCAATTTCTAAAATGAACTCTGATGAAGCAAAATCATTAAGTAATCTTGAGTCATCATTAAATGATAATGTTGTTGGCCAACCAGATGCCATCTCAAAAATTGCGAAATCTATTAGGAGAAATAGAATTGGGATTAAGGATCCAAATAAACCGATTGGTTCATTCATTTTCTTAGGATCAACTGGGGTTGGTAAAACATATTTGGCAAAACAATTGGCTAAACAAATATTTGGTAGTGAAGATTCTTTAATTAGAATTGACATGTCGGAATTTCAAGAACAACATACTATTTCAAGATTGATCGGAGCCCCTCCAGGATATGTTGGTTATGATGAAGGTGGACAATTAACTGAACAAGTTAAAAACAAACCATATTCAGTTATATTATTTGATGAAATTGAAAAGGCCAACAAAAATGTATTCCAAACACTACTACAAGTATTAGATGACGGTCATATTACTGATGGACTTGGTAGAAAGATTAATTTTAAAAACTGTGTTATCATTATGACATCAAACTTGGGAGTTAAAAAACTACAAGACTTTGGTACAGGAGTCGGATTCTCGACTCAAGCCAGATCTTATGTTCAAGAAGAACACAAAAGAGAAGTTTTGAAAAAGGAATTACAAAAATTCTTTGCACCTGAATTCTTAAACCGTATTGATGAGGTTATAATCTTCAACCAGTTAGTTAAAGATGATGTTGATAAAATTGTTAAACTTGAAATTCAAAAATTAAGTGGTAGACTTGAGAAACTAAAATATAATTTTGAATTTGATCAATCAATAATTGATTTAATTTCTGAAGTTGGTTTTGATGAATTGTATGGAGCTCGTCCTCTAAAAAGAGCAATCCAAGATAAGATCGAAGACTTTATTTCTGAAGAAATTTTGAATGGTAATATTTTAGAAGAAAGTGAATATAGAATTTATTCTGAAGATAAAGAGATCAAACTTGAACTAAAGAAAAAAGGAAGAAAAAGAAAAGGGGTCAAATAAGACCCCTTTTTTTATACAAATAAGCAAACATGTCTTCAGGTTCATGAATATATTGTTTGTACCCCAATGATTCAATCATTTGTTTACCTGTTTTAATACCATTGTATACGTCTTCAATTACAACATATTCATTTTTGGTATGATAATCATAATATCCAATTGAGAAATTAATACAAGAAAAATCAAATAACTGCCTCAATGCGTAAACATCAGTATATGGGTGTTTTTGATATTTCTGTTTGTTATCAAAAGATTCTGATAATACTTTATGACAGGATTCAAAAAATTCGGTCTTTCTACCAAACAATTGTACCCCCATACAATATTCACTAACAATACTATTACCAGGTGCGTCAAATTGAATTGCATATCCAACGTTCTTGAAAAATTCAGGATCGGCTTTACGGGATCCATGACATCCTGTTTCTTCAGATACAAAGAACGCGACTTTTAAGTTTGGTAATTCCTTCAATAGTTCAAGACAAGCATATACACCACACTTATCATCACCACCAATACCTGTAGGATTACCTTCGTCATTATATGCTTTTAATGACGGTTTCAAAACCCCTTGTTCGTTTTCAAGAATTTCTTCTCTAACATTAATTGTATCAATATTGTGAACAGTATCTGTATGAGCAACAACACAAGGAAAAAATTCAACCTCATCAGTTTGTTTTGTTACATAAATGTTACCATACTTATCGGAATAATGGTCATAGTTATTCTCGGTTAAATAATTAACCAAAAATTTTAACATTAAACCTTCTTGATAAGTTTTAGTTGGGACGGATAATACATCAACCAACAATTTAAAATTTCTTTCCATAGAACAAATATATGGAATTTATTTTAAATTAAAAATTTTCTTAAATGTTTTTTTATACTTTCAAACAATTCGGGATGATAAATTTCATTATTTAGATCTTCTACGTTATTAACACTTCTTTTTTCTGATATTGAATCCAAAGATCCATCATATTCTGGATTATCAGTACCCCCTTTTTTTGTTATATAAAAAACCAATGTATTTGTTTCACCATTAAAATTAACAAATTTAATAAATCTATTTTCTTTTTGTAATGGAATCCATTTATCAAAACCTCCTAATTTATTAACGATATAATACATTGTTTTATATTCATGGAAGTTTGGGTTATCGTTATAAGAACTTTCTATTTTTTCTATTATCTCATCAAGTTCTCGACTAACATAATAATTAAAATCTTCTTTATTAAAGTTGTTACAACCATGATTCCAAACATCATCCCAATAATTACCTATACCTGGAGACTTATCATAAATTAAATTTTCTATTAAACCATAAATTGATAGAGTTTTATTCTGTTCAACTTTATTGTATAAGTTAAATAAATTTTTAGCAGTGGTTATATATTCATTAAAATTATATTTTGGTATTAGATTCAAATCAAATAAAACACCGTTAAGTTCTTTTTCTATTAGTTCTCTCATCGAATCACTTAAACATTCGTTATAATATTGAGCATATTCATGTGTTAATTGATCCGATTGATCCCCATAGTGTTCTAATAAAAATTCAGAAATTTCTTTATTAGTTTTTTCTCGATTACCAAATTTAAAATCTGATTCAATTATTTCATTTAATTTTACTTTATTTTCATCGTTAAAGTAATCAAGAACCCATCCACTTTTAAAATCTCCTTCGGCTGTGTAAATATCCATAAACTCCTCGGTTGAACTGTAATAAGAAAATAACTTTTCAACCATCCCTTTGTCAGAATAGTCCAAACTACCATCAAAAAGATCTGTAAATTTATCAACGCTATTAAAATGTAATTTAACTAAAGATTTTCCCGGATTTTTTTCATTAAACCTAACCTCAATGTCATCATTGATCCATTTGGATGTTGGTTTACCTTTAAGTATGTTTTCTAACTCAATATATTCTTCAGAATATTCCATATATTTTATATAAATAAATATATGTCACTTGTTATTTAACTGAATATTTATATATTTGTATAACAAACGTTATTTGACATTATGGGGGTGTTTTTTGGATTTGACAGGTATCGGCTGAAGAATAAGGGCACGTGGGGACTGAATTAATCTCCTTAAAAACTGATTCAGAAAAACAACTGGCAATGTGCTAAACAAAATGGAAGCTATCGGATTAATCCGTACTTCTGATGTTACTGTAGCTTAAGAAGTTTACGGAAACGGGGGGTCGGTGGACACATAACCTAGCAACAGAAGTCCTTTAAGGTGTGGTTTCTACCCGAAAAGAAACAAACCCCTAACAATCAGGGGGTCATTTGATTGTATCCGTTGTTGGATCGGATTTTAAATAACCAACTATTTTGGAACATTAGAAAATGTTAACCTAAACGTGTAGTCCTTATCTGACAGGATGTTATGGACGAGGGTTCGAACCCCTCCACCTCCACTGTAACCCCACCTTTTTAGGGTGGGGTTTTTATTTTTAAAATAATTTTTTATTCATTACCTGATGATGTCATAACCCAAAGTGATAAATCACCATCTTTTCTATCAACATCTAATGTTATAAATCCAATTGATGGTGATATTGATAACGTCATATCATAATCAAGAACTTGTGAAACATATGTCGTTTCAACACCATTACTAAACCCATAAGAATTATCTAATGTAAAAACAAGATCATTTTCAGGTGTTCCTATAACATTTGGAGTTTTAGGACCTATTATACCACCATGAGGATCATTACTAATTAAAATGTTATTATAATCAACAGTTTTAAATGTAAATTCAACATTTTTAAAATTACTAATAGTTGATACTTTAATAAACGTCTGATTAGTTTCCCTTAAAATTATAGTTTCTAATTTTTGACCTTGTTTAATGTTTAGTGTTACTGAAGAATCAGTTTGAAATATTGGTCTTGGTTTTGGCCCATTATCTTGACCTCCGAAACCACCAAAGAATATAGAAACATCTGTAAGACTAACAACTGTTTTAGTTTTTCTGATCTCCAAAGCCTCTTCATATCTTAAAGATTCTTCTAAATTTTTATTTAAATCTGATAATACTTCATTTAATTCTTTAATTTCTTTTTCTAAAACAGGTATTCTTTTATTCGAATTTTCAATAATAATTTCAGATTCTTGAGTTTTTATTCTTAAATCTCGTAATTCTAATTGTAATTCTCTAACTAACTTTTTATCACCCACTTTTTCGGCAATTTCAATTTTTTTCTTTAGAACATCATTTTGTTCTTTATATTGGGTAATTAATGTTTCATTTATTGCAATTTGTTTTTGAGCAATTTTAATTTGATTAGTTTTAACTTTAATGGTTGTTGTTAAAGTTTCTATTTGGGATCTAATTTGTCTAGATGGAACATAAATAAATTCAGACATTTTTAATTTTTTTATAAGTTTATATTTACTTATAAATATTTTTAACTATATAAAAAAATTATTTTTTTTTATTTTATTAAAACAACATGACCAAAATCTAAAATTCGTTCATCATTTTTTAAAGTTTTAAATTCGATTTTCCAAATATAGATACCATCTTGACATTCCGTACCACCATATTTACCGTTCCAACCTTTTGTCATATCATAACTTTCAAATAATAATTCACCCCATCTATTAAAGATTATTAAATGGTAGTCATATGGATCAACTCCTGACGTAAAAATAGGTGTGAAAGATTGATTATAATCATCACCATCAGGAGTAAATGCGTTTGGAATCCAATATATTGGATCTTCACATTTTGTAACTTTAACAGTTAATGATTGAGGAATAGATGGACAACCATCATTAAACCTTATAACATTAATAACATATGTTCCAGTATCGACCCATGTCATTTCTAAAGTTTCACCATAAAAATATAACCCATTAACTTCCCATTCATTTATACCCAAATCTGTTGATGGTGAGGAATAAATAAAAGTTTTGTCATCTTCTCCACAAAGTTCTATTTCTTGTTGTGAAAAAGCAAGTGTTGATAAAAACAATATGACCCACCAAAATTTCATTAATTATGTTGAATCGGAGAAAGTACAGGTTGTGAATTAACTGTCACAGATGTTGTTGTTGAGAAGGTACATCCACCTTGAGTTACAGTATAAGTAATTGTGTTTGACCCAATGTTTGCGTTTGCAGGACAAAATTGGTTTCCAGATACCCCTGGACCTGAAAATGTTCCTCCTGACGGAGTACTTGTTAACGTAACGCAGGATTCAGTTGTACAAAATGGACCAAGAGCCGTAATTGTAGGAACAATTTGTAAAATAAAAACATTCAAGGTTACTGGAGATGATTGACATCCTGATGCGTTTGACGCAACTACAGTAATCCCGTTATTTATTAATCCAGGTGAAGCTGACGACCAGTTAACATTTATAGAATTTGTTCCTTGTCCCGAAACTAAAACACCAGGGGACGTGACTGTCCAAGTATAAGTATAACCTGCACCAAGTGAAGGTACAGAATATGTTGATCCTGCAGTTTGATAACAAACAGTGTCAGGATTAACTGTTGATTGACCAAAAGTTATAGTGGTCATCAAAATTCCTAAAATAAATAATAATTTTTTCATTTTATTTGTTTTTTTAATTATGACTTATACTTCCTAAAGTTGGTATTGTCACGTTTATTGTTCCATTAAAAACAGTATTTGGTGTTACAACATCACATGATGAACTTGTATAACTACCCCATAACCCATCGGGTCCTGAAGTGACTTGTATTAATAAACTTTGTGGTGTACACCCGTTAGCAACTGTAAGTGTAACACAAAAAGACCAAGAACAAGATCCAAATAAACCTTGAGAATCCCCGAAATCATCGCCAGGATTACCATCATTATCCAAATCAAAAAAATATCCAGGCCCTACAGTTTGAGCAGGAGTCGCTGTTGATGTTACACTATTAACCCAAATCCATTGACCTCCTGATGAATTTCCTTGACAATTTGTTGGTGCCGTTTGTGGTGAAACAGATGCCCATCCTGAACCTAAGTTTAAATCAAAACCCTCAAACCAATTTGAATTTGATTGAGTAAAACTATTTAACGTATAACAAAGTGTGACAACTTGTCCCGGATTGTAAGTTCCATTAACAGGTAGTGGTGTTAATGTAAATGTTTGAGTTCCCGCACATTGTGAAAAAACAACGTAAGAAAATAGGGAAAATAATACCAATAATATTTTGTTATTCATATATAATATAAATACAAAAAAAAAGGATAAAGTCAAATACTTTACCCTTTTGTAGCAACGGACTGGAATCGAACCAATTTGGGTCGGCTTATGAGACCGATGAGATACCTTACCTCCCCCCTGCTATATGTAAAAATAAAACCTGAGATTACAGTTTTTATTGAGAACCTTTAGAGTCATTATTGTTTCTACTCCTATCCACTTCCTTTTGAGAAGTATTTCTCAGTGACGGTTATTTAGGTGAACCACTCCTTGAGGTCTAATCTACTCTCTCATTACTCAACTCTCTCCGAGGATGCCTCCCCAGCTCGTCCTTGCGGGATTAGAGGTCTTTGGTAAAATTACACTCAGACTTGGGATCCTTGTGTGCCGTGAACAGCTCACGACTAAGTAGTCACCTTTCAACTAGACCTGACGGACACTTTTCCTTAATGATCTTTTTAATTTGGGAATTAATAGTTTCCATAAGTTATGTGTCGTGGATTGTGAAAGTAGTGGTCCGCCAACCGAGCCAAGTCACCTTTTGAGCGACCCGATACTCAACTACTCTCTGAAATGTCCCCATCTCCATATTTTAAGACTACTTCGTGATCAATCCCTTGGTGGGGAACGGTCAAGGTTAATAACAGCACCACCTGTACATCAACATACCTTTCGGTTTTAAGTCTCCTTTAATATTGGAACTCGCAATAATATGATTGGATAACCACATTTTTTGCAAAATTCCTACGGGTTATTCCTATTGGTGTTCCCACCTCAATCAGACGACCCACATCGCCCAATCATCTAACCACTTTCCCTACAGCGTCGCCCTCGGTACTAAAGATTAAACGGTATCCCGCTTGTGTACTCGACCTCGGTTTCCCAAGACGCAAATCAGTTACACTTCTGATTCACTTTATCCTACTTTCGTAGTTTATTTTATGGACTATACACGGCCCAATATCTTTATCAGTTTTCCTTAAGCTGCGAACTTTCTGTCATTTACTCGGTGGATAATGTCACCGACACTCTTGGTACTCCTGAAAGGATAATCTAAATTTTCAAAGAACGATTTCGGACGTTTCCGAATTTGTTTTACAAAGTTACGACCTTTTTTTTGATTTGTCAAGTACTTTGTGAACTTTTTTTTTTAATTTTTTTCTTCGTATACATCGTAAGTACCGAAATGTTGTGCTCTAAGGTAAGCCAAAGTCTGATTTGGGGTCCATAGGAGTTTCCCCTTGTCATCTTTATACCCGTAGACTACATCTACTTCGATCTCCACGCTTTTGTTTTCTTCTGACATACAAAAGTGTTTTAAAGGTTAATAATAAAAGAACTGTCTGATTGTTTTACAAATGTATGTAATAAATATTGACTAGACAAGCGAAATACAAAAAAAATTACAATAATTTTTTAATTCGATCTATTTCTTCTTTTAATTTTAAGGTTTCGGTTACTTGATTTGGATCATCATCTGTAAATAGATCTTTTGGAGAACCTATTTTATCACCTCTCACAACATTAAAAGGAGTTGTTGCAACGGTTGTAAATAAATCAATTAAAGCATCTCCAAAACCTTTTTCTCTTGGAGAGTTTTGTTTTTTTAGTTTTTTATCCTCTTTTTGTTTTTCTTTATTTACAATACCATCAAGAAATGGTTTAATTATTTGTTTTATTTTTAATTCACTTAATATATTGAAAACTATAGGATCGTTTCCAACAATTCCAATTATTTTACCTTCGTCAACTTTTTGACCATCATGAACTGATATTCTATTAACACCACAAATTTTAGAATAATAAATTGTGTTATCTAATTTATGTTTAATTACAACTTTACCCCCACAATCGTTTATATCTGTCTTTTCAATTATACCTTTATACGGTGATATAACATAATCACCTTGATATGAAGAAAGTGAAACTTCTTTATCATTATTTTTTACTTGTTTATTTAATTTAACAGGTAATATAAATTTATACGTAGGTTTCATCACATTAATTTTTTTATTCTATTAATTTCTTCATTTAACCTATTAGTTGATTCTTTCATTTCTTGTTTAAGTTGAGAAGTAAATATTTTTTCAAAATCAGGGTTAACTGAAGACGGTAATGATTTTCTTAAACTTTCTCTATCAAATCCTTGAGACGTACCAGTTTCTGTTGATGGTGTTTCTGTTTCTGTTGATGTTGATGTTGATGTTGTATCATCAAGTGGTATATTTTTTGTACTTCCACCACCACCTTTTTTAACTCCAACATGAATATGGTCATAGTGATTTTTAACACGCCATCCAAATTGATATCTATACCCATCAACATTAACGTCTAACCATTTACCCCCTTTATACCCAGCTTGAGCACCACTATTAAATTTTGACATTATACATTTCAATAAGTTATCACCACCAGATCCTTTTGCCGGAATATCTATAGCATAAGCTGACGTATTACCTTGATAATGATCTGACACATTACCACTAGCGGTTTTAACTCTAGATCTTTTTTGTGATGACGGATTTGGACCTCCACATGCTTTAACTATTGACGCAACTTGTAAGGCTCTTTCCATTGATCCCCCCCAATTACCACCATCACCACCAGTAACTACTTTTCCTGAATCAACTTTACCTTGTTCAAACCCATAAAGATTAACTTCATTTATATTTTTTTCCATTTTAATACGTCATTAAAACACCACTTAATATTGATGCTTGTTTTTCTAATTCAATTATTTGATGATCGGTCAAACTAACAATTTTTTTAGTATAATCTAATCCCAAAGTTGCGATGAATTTATCATCGATGGTTTTAATTGCGAATAAATATCCTGACTTACATGATGTTGACTCGGCAACATATTTTAAACCGTAAGTTGCGATAGTTACATCTTTATAATCAGGAATAACAATTTTATTATTTTCAAGTAATTGGTTTATAGATTTACTAAAAAGATTAACAGGAATATTTCTAAAATTTGTTTGTATTGAAGTAACATCTTGATTAACCGTCTCATATATCACACTAAATTTAGCAATTGATTTTCCCGTTGGATAAAAATTACCCCCATTATGAAATTGTGTGATCCAAACTCTATCAGCGTTAAACTCTTCTCTTATTTCGTCTAATTTATGATTAACTAATTCACTTACTTTTAACGCTTCTTTAACAATGTCAGGTTTTTGTTTTCTAGATCCTAACCAATTTTTTACTAAAATTACAACAACAGGTCCTAATACCCCCGTAATAAATGCTACTATAATACCAACGTAATTATTCATATTTAAATGTTTTCCTCATATTCTTCTGACATAGATGATAACAATCTATCAGCTATACGACAAATTATCAGATTACCTTCATTATCTTCTCTATACATATTTTCAGAAACTTGTGGTCCGTAACCATATACAACCTTTTCACCCTTATCTTCGTTAACATAATAAACAACTAAAACATCTTTTTCAGATCTAAGTCCTTCTGCGTCTGAAATGGTCGCAATACCTACATGTAAATCACCAATAGGGTCAACACAATCAACATCTTCTATATCCAAAAAATCAGATTGACCTAATTCATTAATTTCACTTTCTTTAATTATATTTTTAATTACTTTAATCAATTGTGACTCAGTTAATCTAACGATCTTTTTCATAAAATTTTTATTAATAAATATTACGGAGAATAAAAAAAGGGTCGTTTGACCCTTTTATTTTTCGTTTAATAAGAACTTATTAGAGATTGATTTGAAACTAATTGTTCTATCGTATGATCTAACCACAACTCCTTCTCTATCGAAGTTAGAATTTAATTCTGATTTATGATCTGCGTATTCTAACATATCCCCAACAGTGCTAGGTAACGTAAAATCGTAATCTAAAATCGGAACCGTTTGTAATTTCATTTTTTGAACCAATTCAACAAACTCTAAAAATGGAATATTTTCTTGAGTATCGATATTGAATCCATTGAAGAAACGAACTGTTTGACCTTTAATTTTGTAAGGGTTTCCTTGAATCCCTTCTCCGATCAACTCACCTTGTAAACAAATGTTATTTTCCAAAGTACCCAACCATTCTTCCAATTTCAATTCACGAGCAACTTTCCAAAAAGTATTCCCTTCCGTTTCAAGTAATTCCAAATTACGAGAACACACACCAAACACACCATCTTTAAAGTAGAATGTCGCTGAAGATCCATCTAATTTTTCTGTCACATAAAATTTTTGTTCAGAATTTTTGTATTCTTCATATTCGGATGCCAAGTTCTGAATCCTTTCTTCATCAGTCTTACGTAAGAAAGATGGAAACAATCCTTTTACTTTACCCGCAAGTTCCGCAGGGATTGGTGGTTCGTATTTAACAATACCTAATACCTCGGTCACATCTTGGCCATGTGTCAACTCAATCATATCGGCAACTGAAATAACAGTTCTATTAGGTTCTAACGCAGGATTCTCATTCAATAAATCTTCAGAGACTCTGTATCCGTAACCCGCAAATACTGATAAAGGTAAAATCAATCCTTGAGATAATTGACCACGTAATCTAATTGTCTTCAATCTGAAACCTTCTTGATCACCCATTTTTTTGTATGAACTCTTTCTCAAGAATTCAAATTCTTCTCTAATTGGTAAAAATGAATCGACTTCACAGTAAACAACTAAGTCACCTACTTTATGCCCAACATCTTTTGCAACAACAACTTTCCACCCATCGATGGTTACCAATTCAATTTTATCCGCACCTTCAATTGGGGTAATATCTAAAATTTTTCTAATACTAGCTAATTTCCTTTCCATTTGTGTATTTTCTAACTAGTTTAAAAATTTCTGTGATGTCCGTAAATTCAGATGGTGGACTATCGTTCCTACCAGGAAGGAAGATCAAAGTAAATCCGTGATTTGCCGCAAATGTTTCAGTAACTCTTTTACCACATATCTCATCAATATAAACCCAAGGAAAGTTCCCTGATAGTTTTACATCAATACCTATTTTTTTCAATCTTTCAACAAACCTTGTGATTTTATCACTGGTTAGTTTTGTTGGACTATCTTTTGTTTCCATATTCTTCTTTGTAATATTGTTTACCGTCTTGAAACCCTCGTCTATATTCGGTTTCTTTTTCTACTTTTTCCATAGCTAATGAAGTTTCAACAATTAAGTGTAATTTGGTGTCACTTATATTACCCATTAAATGACTTCTTAACTCTTCAATTAGATACTCTACTGCTGTCTGTTTTGCTTCCATAACATTCTAATTTTTTATCTTTAACATCCCACAAATCTTTTTTTCCTTCCGTCATATGACAATTGTGTTTCTTACCGGTTCTTTCAGCAAAATCAACAATCATATCGTTGTGACGATTTCGGATAAAGTGGGGACATTCTTTACAGGGGTTTTTCATTTAACAATGAATTTTATAAATTAAAAACCCTTGAATATCTCTTAGGATTTGATTGATACCGTTTTTAGCTGAGTCCAAATATAAAAAATCACCACCATTTTTAATAGTAACAATTTTTCCGTTTGATAGGTGGATCCTTTTTTTTGTTTTTTTGGTTACAATAATATCATTGTAACCCTCACCAACGTTCAAGGATAATAAAAACTTTTCGGACTCTCTAAAATCTGTCATATTCATAACACAAAACTAAAAAATATTTTTTAATAAACCAAATATTAAATTGGTAATTTCACTTTACTTAACATTTGATTTGAGACATGGGTATATATTTCAGTAGTTTTAACATTGCTATGTCCTGCAATTTTCTGGATGATTCTCAGATCACAACCTGATTCTAAAAGATTTGTGAAACAAGAATGTCGTAACTGATGAATATGATATTGTTCTCCCAAATATTTTTTAACAATCTTATTACAACTATTTGAACTATATTGTAATGAATTTTGTCCGTTAAACAAGTATTCTTTTGGTTTATATTGTATGAAATAATTTCTTAATAATTCTAATACAGTTTGTGATAGAGGTACAATCCGGTCCTTTCTACCTTTTGCGTTTTTAATATATATTACCATTCTTTTAGGGTCAATATCCTCAATTTTTAGATTTATAACCTCAGACACCCTTAACCCAACAGAATATGTTATTGTAAGTATTGTTTTGTGTTTTAGGTTTTCAATTTTTGATAATCGTTCTTTGATGTATTCACCATCAATAACAACAGGTAGTTTCTTTTCCGATTTTGGTCTTTTGAAACTTACTTTGTCGTATTTCTTTTCCAAACCAAATTTATATAAAAACCTAATGGAGTTTATAACCTGGTTTTGTTGTGACACAGACTTAAAACCATACTGATCCAAATAGGACTGGAAATCATCGGATTTTAGTCTGGTTGGTGGTATTTTAGTATTATCCAAAAATTGTTTTATATAAAAAAGATAGGACTTTATTGTCCTATCTGAATAGTTTAAATACTTCAATTTTTGATTACAAATTTCGTAATAATTTGTCTTATTCATCTTTAAAACGTTGTTTTATAGAGGGTTTTTGGGTAGGTGTTGATATAATCTAGTTATATTCAATTTTTATTTGAATTTACCAACTGGACATTCATCAATAAGTTGTTTTACCCATTCAACAAAAACCTTTGGTGGTTTCATTTTCTTTTTTGTCATTGTGTCGTGTTGAATACTCATTCCTCTCATATAGGATTGTTTACACATTTCTTCAACTTCTTTTTTATTAAATGTTCTTTCCATAATAATTATTTTTTTACAAATATACAAATAAAAACTGAACATAACAAATGATAAACAACATTAAAACGATTGTTTATCATCGGACGTTATACACAATAAAAAATTATTCTTTTTCATCGGTATTAAAATCACTTGTTTTACCAATAGTTATCGTAGTATTAATAAATTCAAGTTTCTTCTTCGGTTCAACTTTAACATTTAATCCAATACATTCACCATCTTTATAAAGTGGTTCTAACTTGAATTTATTAATCTCATATCCAAGTTCCTTTTCAATCATTTCTTTTGTAATTTCCATATCAAGTGATTTTAATTTGTTTATAAATAATTTTTGACTGTGTATAACAAAGTGTAAAAAACATTAAAACGATTTTTTACACTCAACCGTTAGCAGTAATATTATTTTTGTTTTGAGTTTTTTATTTTATCGCAAATCCAAAAATATATATTAGCACCAATAACAAATGTTATAGCCAATATTAATAATACACCCACAAATATTTGTGTCGCTTCGTCTGCGTTTTCATATACTAACCAAGTCATAATCTATTTTTTATTTAAGGTAAAACAAAAATAATACATACTGCTAACAGCGTATAAAAAACATTAAAACGATTTTTTACACTCAACCGTTATGTGTAATAAATTAATTTTTATATTATTTTTGATTTAAAACCATTCTCACAAGTGATTTACCAATTACATCCCAATTACTTTTGAAAAATTCTTCTCCTTCTGGTGAGTTATTCCAAAACATAAATCCATCAGTCTTTTCAATTTCTTCCATAATTTCAACAGATTTTTCAACAGTAATCTCATCTGTCCGTAATTCCAAACAAACATCTTTACCAATTTGAATTACACCATCCTTATCTTTGTAGGTATAGCCGACCAAACCCATTGGTAAATCACAAAAAACTAAGTTCTTAAAATAAATTTCTCTTGTTGTCATAATATTTTTTTTTCAAAGGTATAAAAATTAATTTACATACACATAACAAATGATAAACAACATTAAAACGATTGTTTATCATCAGACGTTATAAACAATATTTTTTTTCACCCTCATCCCAACCAGTACCACATAAATCTTTATGTTGATATTGAAGTAACCCTTTATTCACAACAGGGTTCTGTATTTTAAGATAAACATTTTCATCTACTTCGTGAACTTTTGAAACTCTTACATAAACATTATTAGTGTCACCAGTATAATCATATACTAAACAAATATCCTCAATGTTTTCGATTTTCTTTTCCATTTTATTTTATTTAAGTTTTATATTAATAATCCGTACTGTTGGTAACAAGGCGTATAAGAAAGTTTGCTATCAATAGTTGTGGTAATTTGAAATTCCATCTAAGTAAACCTTCTCATACACCCAATCGTTAGATAAAATAAAATTTATCAACCTGGATTCTTTTTTCCATATAGTTTTTGTTTGACTTGTATGTTACTCTCAACTCAGTTCTATTTCTAAAGAATGTAACATCCCAACCGTCAACAGATTGACCTTTTGTCATAGGTGCATAACCGATTAAAGTGTGAGCTTCATTAGTATAAAACCAAAAACCATTACCAAAGTTTGCCATTTCTTTGATTGTATATTCACCATCTATAGTAGAATTAACACCTTTGATCACAAGTTTTGTAAAACTTTTGTGTTTGTCTTGTCTAAAGTCCTCTATCGTCATTTCAAAATTCATAGAACAAATATATGAAACTTTTTTTATAAAACAAAAAAAATTATCCTATAACACCAATTTTACCATCCAAATGATGATCATCCAACATTTCAGAACCAATTTCACGTTTATCCATGATTTTGATAATATCATCAATCAGATAAGGTTTCAAATTGTTACCATCAACACCAACATCCATTTTTTTACCATTACCAAATTTTTTATGTTCAGGTAAATGAACGTGACCATGTAAATGAATCACACCTTTAGATAGACCATTCCAACTTTGAAATGGATAATGACATAGCACAAAATCTTTACCGGAAATGTTTACTTCCAAATATTGTTGGACACTCAAAAACCTACCTTGAACATAATCTCTATTGTTTTTAATGTGGTGATCATGGTTTCCAAGGATTAGGTGAACATTGTGACATACCAATCTTTCAAGAAAAATCCCGATGTTGTCAAACCCACCAAAAGAAACATCTCCCAAGTGAATCAAGGTATCATCTTGCCCAACAAATTGGTTAATATTATTAACTATTGCAGTGTTCATTTGTTCCAAAGTGTCAAAAGGTCGAGTTGATTTTGTTGGCAGTTCACCATTAGCCTCCCTCCAAGAGGTCTCCCCAAGACAAATGTTTTTATGCGCATAATGTGTATCAGAAGTTATCCAAACTTTTCCTGATGTAAGTAATTTATCAAATTTCATTTTAAAACCATTTTGGTATTTCTCTTAATTTCCATGACGCAAAACTCGATTTTGCACCTCTATAATAATTTCTATAAGACTCAACAACATTGTCAACCTTATATTCGTCAGGCATCGCTTTTGGTGGATCTGTAAATCCAATGTCAGTAATATTTGGTCTGTTAAAGATACACCACAAAATTACTTCCTGAGATTTATGTCTTTTTCCATATCGGTATGTATATTCTTTACACAACTCCAATCCAAGTTCACAAAGATACAAATAATTGGATAGAGATTCTCTAACCCAAACCGCACAAGGATGATTTTTGTGAGATAACTTGTACGGTACTTGTAGGGTACTTGTGGGGTCTTGGTCGATAACGTGGTGAACACCACATAAAAGTTGTGCCGTTTCCAAGATCATTTTAACAACATGCTTATCAACATGGTATTCCGCACATTTCTTAACATCAGTATCCAAAAAGAAAATATTCATCGTTTTAATAATTTAATTATATCAGGATATTTTACAATTAACAGATATTCAACCCCAATGATTAATAAACGACCAAATGGACTTTGCATCATCCACCAATCAAAAGGGTTTGCACTACCTGAAATAAAAACACCCAACAAATATAATAAAATATTAATAGTTAAGACTCTTTCTAAGATTTTATTTTCCATGATCTACAGTATGTTCAATTTGTACTCTAACACAATTTTGGGGTAAACGATTAACGTGACGGTAGTTATTAATATATCCCATCATGTTCGCACTACCAATAGCATTCGCTGAGTGAACAACAACATCAACAACAGGTTTACCTTCCATCCATTGTTCTACCAACCATTTAGTACAATCCATACCAGTTTTTTCAGTGATATTATCGTAATCTAAAGTGTAGTTGGTATAAACATTACGTTTCCATTCCTCCATTGCAGTATCACCCAAATCATGATCCAACGAGATCAATGAAATATTTTCCAAACCAATTTCGTTGATCTTTTCAACAAACTCATCATAAGAACGTACAATAACCCATTGATCTTTCTCAATAGGTGTACGAACATCGTCCAAATAAATTCTTTTTTTCATACCAATATTTTTACGGCTAATTCTTTTCATAAACAAATATAATATTTTTTTATGTTGTGATCCCGAATGGATTCGAACCATTGACCTACTGCGTAGAAGGTAACCATTGAATCATAATACAAAGTTACAAATATTTTTTCAATTATACAAGTTTTTATTAGAATTTTTTATTCTATCCATATAATTATTAATATGGAAAATAAAATTTGTACTTTATGTAATGAAGAAAAACCTATAACAGATTTCTATCAACAAAAAGATAGAAAAACTGGTTCATCACAATGTAGACAATGTTTTAATCAATATTGTGTTGAACGTTGGAAACAAAGAAAAATAGATGCAATTAAATATAAGGGTGATTTATGTGTTGATTGTAATATTACTTACCCAACAGCACCTTATGTTATATTTGATTTTCATCATTTAGACCCAAACGAAAAAGATGTCGATTGGGGTAAACTTCGTTTACGCTCATGGGATAAAATTGTCAAAGAACTAGATAAATGCGTATTACTATGTTCTAATTGTCATAGAATACGTCATCATATCGAGTAGCCCCACCTAGAATCGAACTAGGAACTAATCTTTAGAAGAGATTCGTTATATCCAT